GGCCGGTAACAACCCGGAGCCGGAGCCGCCGGCGCCGCCCCAGGAGCTGCAGACGCTGCTCGAACAGTCGGGCCTGCTGACGACGGCCGAGGCCGAGCGCGTAAAGGAAAACTACCTCGCCCGGCAGCGGAAGCTGCAGTACGAGCGCGACGCCGGCGAGCTGGTGCCCGTCGACGAGGTGGTCCGGCAGCTGACCGACAAGACGAACGTCATCCGCTCGAAGATCCTGGCGCTACCGACCGAGGCGGCACCGCAGCTGGCGCAGGAGTTCGGCGTCGACGCGAACCTGATGCGCGAACGGCTATCCGAGGCCGTGACACGCACACTGGAGAACCTGACGGACGTGATTGCCCGGTACGAGAGATCAGGAGAGTCCGATTGATCCCGGTCTTGGCGCGGCGAACCTGCACAAGCGGCTTTGCCGGGCGCTTCAGGAATCGCTGCGGCCACCGCCCAAGCTGAGCCTGTCCGGATGGGCCGAACGGTTCTTCCGGTTGTCGCCGGAGAGCAGCGCGGAGACCGGCGAGTTCCGACCTTGGGGCTTCCAGCGCGGGATGCTCGAGGCGGTGACGGCGCCGGAGAACCAGCGCATCACCGTGATCAAGAGTGCCCGCGTTGGCTATACGAAGCTCATCAACGCGGCCGTCGGGTTCTTCGTCCATCAGGACCCGTCGCCGATCCTGGTCGTGAACCCGCGTGTCGAGGACGCGGAGGACTACAGCAAGACCGAGATCGCGCCGATGCTGCGCGACAGTCCGCCGCTCGCGGACATCGTCGGGCAGGTGAAGGGCAAGGATCCGAACTTCACGATCCGGCGCAAGGTTTTCCGCAACGGCGCCTCGCTGTCGCTGTTGGGCGCCAACTCGCCGAACGAGTTTCGCCGCGTGACCGCGCGCATCGTCGCCTTCGACGAGGTCGACGCGTATCCGCACAGCACCAGCGAAGGCGATCCCATCGACCTGGGCGAGCGGCGCACGACCAGTTTCTGGAACCGCAAGATCATCCAGGGGTCGACGCCGACGGTGAAGGGCGAGAGTCGGATCGAGACCGCCTGGGCGGAAAGCGACCAGCGCCGCTACTTCGTGCCGTGTCCGCACTGCGACGAAGAGCAGGTTCTCGAGTTCGGCAGCGACAAGCCGCACGGGCTGCGGTGGCCGAAGCACGATGACGGGACACCAAATCCCCAGGACGCCTACTACGTCTGCGTCAACGGCTGCGTGATCGAGGAGCGGCACAAGCCGTGGATGATCGAGCACGGCCGCTGGATCGCGCAGAAGCCGGAGAACGCCGGCCACGCCGGCTTTCATATCTCGGCGCTCTACAGCCTCTTCTGGAACGCGCGCTGGTCGGTGATCGCCCGCGAGTTCCTCGAACGCAAGGACGACCCGGCGCGCCTGCAGACGTTCGTGAACACCGTCCTCGGCGAAAGCTGGGAGCCGCCGGCCGAAGCCGAGGTCGACGAGACGGCGCTGATGGCGCGCCGGGAGGTCTACCCGGCCGAGGTGCCCGACGGCGTGGCGCTGCTGACGGCTGGCGTTGATACACAGCCAGATCGTCTCGAGGTCGAGATCGTCGGCTGGGGTTACGACGAGGAGAGCTGGTCGATCGATCATCAGATCCTGGTTGGCGATCCCGACGAACGGGCCGTCTGGGATCGGCTCGACGAGCTCCGGTTGAAGCGCTGGCAGTGCGCCGACGGTCGCTCGCTGCCGATCGACGCGATGTGCGTCGACACCGGCGGCCACAACACCCAGGCCGCTTACCGATACGGCGTCGAGCGGGTCAGCCAGAACGTCTGGCCGATCAAGGGGCGCGGCAAACGCGCCGGCGCGAGCGCGGCCCAGCGCGGCCTGGTCTTCCAGGGGCGGCCGCGGCGGAAGCGGTCCAAGACGGGCACCAACCCGTTCATGGTCGATGTCGACACCGCGAAGGACACGCTGGTCCCGCGCCTGGCGAAACAGCCGCCCGGGCCGGTCACTTGCCACTTTCCGGCGCACTACGACCGGACGTACTTCGATCAGCTGACGGCCGAGAAGCCCGTCGCCGAGCGCGTTCACGGCCAGAAGGTCTGGCGCTGGCACCAGAAGTCGGGGCGCAGCAACGAGGCGCTCGACTGCCGGGTCTACGCGTACGCGGCCCTGTGCGCGCTGCAGAACGCCGGCCTGCAGCTGAACCGGCACGCTGCCAAGGTGGGCGCGACCCGGCCGCAGGATCGGGGGCCGGTGGCGACGGCCGATACGAGCACGAGCGAGCAGCAGGCGGCAGTGGTGCCGCAGCAGTCGAGTTCACGGCGGCCGGCGCCGGCGAAACGGCGGCGACCTGGCGTCAAAATGCGCATGACGATGGGGTAGACCTTGGCATCGTACGACGGATCGAGTGTAGACGAGCTTAAAAAAGAGCTATCCGCTTTGCGCAAAGCGATGGCCGATGAAAATCGCTCAGTCGAATACGAGGGCTATAGCTTCCAAAGGTTCGGCTTCACCGAGTTGCAGCGTCGTGAGGCCTGGCTGATCGAGCGTATTCGCGCGAAAGAGGGAAAACGGCGCTCGCGGCTGATCCGTCTTAACGCAGACAAGGGGCTGTAACTTGGCCCGCAGCGCGCGCGTAGCGGTCCGCAACAAGGCGACCGGTGAGTACATCCGCCACGACGGTCGGGAGCCTCGCGTCGGCGCAAGCGGCTTCGATGTGGTTGGTGACGGCCATCCCGCTTACGAAGCAGCGAGCCACGGCCGGCGTTTGCACCATTGGCGGCCCGGTGACATCGGGCCGAACGCGGCACTTGCATTCAACCTACCGGCGCTACGCAATCGCAGCCGCGACCAGGTGCGTCAGAACGCCGTCGCGTCGCGCGCTTCGGACGTCTGGGTCTCGAACCTTATCGGCACCGGTATCCGCCCGCTTTCGCGCGCACCGGACCGGCTGCTGCGCGAGAACATCGACAACCTTTGGGACGATTGGTCTGAAGAGTCCGACGCGGCTGGCGAGCTCGACTTTGCTGGGCTTGAGGCGCAGGTCGCGCGGTCGTGGTTCGAGGGGGGTGAGGTCTTCGTTCGATTCCGGCCCCGTCGTCCCGAGGACGGGCTGACGGTGCCGTTGCAGCTGCAGATCCTCGAGGCCGAGCACGTTCCGGCTGACATGCACGAGCAGGCCGAGAACGGCAACATCATCAAGCATGGGGTCGAGTTCGATGCGATCGGTCGCCGGGTCGCCTATTACATGTACCGGCAACACCCCGGCGAGTTCCACGACGCGGAGTTCATGCGCGACGACGACGTAGCATTCGGGCAGACGGTGCGCGTGCCAGCGCGTGAGGTTCTCCACATCTACCTGCCGAGCCGGCCTGGCATGAAGCGGGGTGAGCCGGCACTGACCCAGACACTCGTCACGCTTCGTGATCTGGATGCGTGGCAGGACGCGGAGCTGATGCGCCAGAAAATGGGCGCGATGTTCCTGGGCTTCATTAAGCGGCCGAACCCGGACGACGAGGGTCCAAAGATGGGCCCGCAGGACGAGCAGGCCGAGGCGGCGGCAGAGCATCAGATCGGCGCGAGCGACGAACCCTCACCGGAGATCCAAAACGCTCAACCGGGCAGCGTCATGGAGCTCGCTGACGGTCAAGACATTAACTGGTCCGATCCGCCGGAAGTTGGTTCGACCTATGAATCGTTCGTCCGTAACCGGATGCGCGCGATCGCGAAGTCGGTCGGTCAGCTCTACGAACAACTGAGCGGCGACTACTCGCAGATCGACGACCGGACCTACCGCGCAGAACACAACGAGATGCGCCGGCAGGTCGAGAGCCTGCAGAACCACGTCATCATCGCGCAGTTCTGCCGGCCGGTCTGGCGCCGTTTCTTCACTACGGCGCTCGTCAGCGGTGCGCTCGATCTTGGTCAGGTACGCCAGGACCGGGCCCGGCGCGTCCAGTGGATCCCGCAAGGGTTCCGCCACATTCATCCGGTTCAGGACGTGCAGGCGAAACGCCAGGCCACGCGCAGCGGCTTTCAATCGCGCCAAGAGATTGTGCGCGAGGAGGGCCGCAACGTTCACGAAGTCGAGCGTGAAATCGCCGAGGAGAATGCGCGGGCTGACGAGCTCGGGCTCGTGTTCGACAGCGATGCCCGGCAGGTCAACCAGTCCGGCGCCGCTCACGGTGCCGACCCCGGCTTCGACGACAACGACTCCGCCGAATCTGATCCTGCGCAGCCGGGCGGCAGAACAACCTAGGAGGCGTAAACATGGATTTGGATCTCGTGATCGCGCGGCTCCGTGCAGATCAGTCAACGGAGTTGCGTAAGATGGCGCTCACGATGGCCGATGAAATACGCCAGCTGCGTGAGGCGCAGGCGCAACTGCAGGCCGGGACATCCAGCGGAACCAGCAAGAAGCAGGCAAGCGCTACCAAGACCGGCGGTCAGGACCAGAGCTGATGCCACTGCCCACCCCGCGCGACGACGAGGACCGTCAGGCTTTCCTCGACCGCTGCATGGGCGACGACACCATGCGCGAGGAATTCCCCGACGACGATCAGCGGTTCCAGGTCTGCCGGCGTCAGTATGGCGAGGCCCCGGACGATGACAGCGACGAGAGCCGGTTGCTCAGCGTCGATACACGGCACCTCGGGGCACCGCGTCTGTTTCGTCAGCTCACTGGGGCATTTGAAAACCCGTCGCTTACCGACGGTGTGTGGGCTGTACAAGACTCCCAGGTGCTCAAGCGCCTGGCCGCGATCGCACAACGCCAGGGCAGCATGGAGGCCGTCGAGCGGTTCCGCTCGCACCAAGCCGAGGATGCGTTCGACGTCTCGATCCGCAACGGTGTCGCGATCATCCCGATCCACGGCCCGATCTTCCCGCGCGCCAGCCTCTTCACGATGGTTTCCGGTGCAACGTCCATCGACGTTCTGGCCCGGGACTTGCAGCAGATGGTCCAGCGCGAGGACGTCCGGGCGATCATGCTGCACATCGACTCGCCGGGCGGGGCGGTGACCGACGTGGACGAGATGGCCGGCATCATCGCCGACGTGGCCCGGCAAAAGCGTGTCGTGTCCTACATCAACGGCACCGCAGCCAGCGCCGCTTACTGGCTTGCCACCGCTGCAACCGAGATCGTGTCGACGCGCACCGGTGCGGTCGGCGGCATCGGTGTCGTCGCGACGGTTCCAAAGCAGCAGGAACCCAACGAGCAGGGCATGATGGACTTCGACATCGTGTCCTCAAACGCCCCGGATAAGCGACCGGACCCCGAGACGAACGCCGGGCGTCAGGCGATACTCGACCGTATTGATCCAATCGAGCGCACCTTCGTCGAGACAGTCGCCACCAACCGAGGTGTCTCGGTGGACACCGTTCGCCAGGACTTCGGCCAGGGCAACGTGATCGACGGCCAATCGGCCGTTGATCTCCGCATGGTCGACCGCCTCGGCACCTACGAAGGGGTGCTGAACGAACTGCAGCAGGTGCAGTTTCCCACCACCGGCGCGGCGGCCTCCGTCGCGCACTCGCAACCTCAAACCAGCATGGAGGACCAGATGTCCGACGAGGTTGAGGGCACGGCGGAGGCCCAGACGTCCGCCAATGAGCGCCCGGATACGGCGCCCCAGACGGCCAGCCACCAGCCTGAGCCAGCCACCGCGGCGGCCCCGGCCGACCAGGTCGTCGAACGCTGCAACAACGCCGGCTTCCCCCAGCTCGCGCCGGGCCTGATCCGGCAGGGCGCTACGATGGAGGCTGTGCAACAGCGCCTCTCGGATCTCACCACGATCCGCGACCGCTGCAACACCGCTGCGCAGGACGACATGATCTCGTCCGAGCAGGCGAGCGAGATCATCAACGCGGCCGTGCGCGATGAGTTCGGCCCTGACAAGGCGAGCACCATGATCTTCGAGAAGCAGCGGCACCGGGCGTCGGCCGACACTGCCGTCCAGTCGCAGTTCAGTCCGGATGCGAGCGGTGACGGCAGCTCGTCCCTCGAGCAGTTGGCCGCCGAGGACGTGCAGGAGCGGCGGCAGCGCGCCAAGGCTCGCGGCCAGAACCTCGTCACTTTCGCTGACCTCGAAGCCTAACCAGGGGGACTTCAATCATGCCGACGCAGAACGAGACGCGCGGTGCGCTGGAATTCCTGCTCGCGGAGGCGAGCGGCCATCGTTCCCGCAACGAAGTGACGATCGAGAGCGGCCAGGATCTCAAGGCCGGCCACGTTCTCGGCAAGGTGTCATCGTCCGGTGAGTACAAGGAGTACAACCCCGGTAACGCTGACGGGTCCGAGACGGCCGTGGCGCTGCTCGGCCACGACGTCGATGCCACCGGCGGCGCCAAGCAGGCCACCATCATCGATAATGACGCCGAGGCGCACACGGACTTGCTTGTCTACTTCGACGGCGCGAGTGACGCCGAGAAGGACACGGCGAACGCCGAGCTGTTCAATCAGTCCGGCATCCGCGTGCGGTCGTAGCGCGACCCGCCACAGCCAGAGTTTCATGAAGCCCGGCCCAGCCGGGCTTTTGTCGTAGAGGACCATCGACATGCCGACGATCATCGACGCCTTCGAGGACACGTTCACCAATACGTTCCTCGCACGGCAAATCGACGAGGTGCCGTTCCGCCCCATGCAGGTCGGCGAGATGCTGCAGGGGCAGATCACGGCCGAGTTCCCGCCCACCAACACCATCCAGGTCGACGTCAACCCGGGCCGTATCGGCGTGCTCTCGACTAAGGCCGAAGATGCCGATCCGCAGACCATCAAGCCCTCGCCGCTGGCAAGCGCCATCCCGATCGGTGCCGTCAACATCCCGGCGCGGGCGACGATCTACGCCAGCCAGATTAACGGCAAGCGCCGGCCGGGCGAGGCTCAGCTGAAGACTATCGCCCGGACCGTCAACGAGCGGCTGGCCGACATGAACCAGGACTTCGACCTGACCTTCGAGATGCACCGCATCGGGATGCTCAAAGGCAAGGTCCTGGATGCCGACGGCACCACCGAGCTGTTTAACTACTTCAACCTGCTCAACAAGTCGCAGCAGACGGTCGACTTCCCGTTCTCGACGGACAGCACCGACGTCAATGGTCTGACCCGCGAGGTCATGGACAAGATCGACGATGCCCTGGGCGCAATCCCCTACGACAGCATCGCCGTCGTGGCCGGTCGCAACTGGTACGACGCAATGGTCGACCATCCGAAGGTGCGGGATACCTTCCTCAACCACAACGCCGCCAGCCGTCTGCGTGGTGAGATGTCGACCGGGTTCGCCTTCGGCTCGTTCGACGACATCCGGCGCTACCGCGACACGTCGGCGGCAACGCTGCCGGATAAGATCGGGGCCGATGAAGCGTTCGCGGTGCCGATGGGCGTGTCGAACATGTTCCGAGTCTTCTGGACCCCGCAGAACCGGTTCGACACCGTCAACGACCGCGGTCGTCGGGTGTTGGTCACGCGGCGCCCCGACCGGGATCACGGCCGGTTCGTCGAAATGATGGGCGAGTCCCGCCCCATCTGGCTCAACACCTATCCCGACGCTGTGATCCGGCTGACCAAGAGCTAACAGCCGACGTTCATAGCCGTCCGTAATAGCGGGGCCGTCGCCACGCGCGGCGGCCCTTTTTCGCGTCTTCCCGCCAGCGTCGGCCGACGGCGCTGACGCGAGGGCACGGCAGGAGAACACGATGCGCACCTTTATTGCCGCAATCGCCGCCATCGCCACACTGTTCGTCGCCGCCAACGTCGAAGCGGCCGAGCAGCGACGTTCGGCGTTCGGCGAGCTCGGCGTGTACGAGCTGCAGAAGTCGTTAAGCCTGCAGAGCACTTACGGCCTGCAGACGCTGCGCGACCGCGTATCGACGACGAACAACGGTTCCGTCGGGCTCAACGGCGGCTATCTCCGGGTTTCGACAGGAACCACCAGCGGGTCAGACGCCGACCTAAAAAGCGCGGAATTCGGTCACTATCCGCCGGGGCGAGCTGCGGAGATTGGAATCGCCGCACAGATCGTCCAGCCGCCCACTGGTGACGGCCTGGTCGAGATCGGCGGCTTCACGGACAACGATGGCGTCTACGTCCGTTATCACCACCATCGTCCCGCCGGCCGGCCAGGCGATGG